TGGGATGGAAAATCAAGGGTTTCCACTGATTTGTATCGTAAACGATGGGACGAAATTTTTAAAGAAAGAGTAATGGAAGGTAAGGATCCTTTTGTAAAAGAACAAGAAGAATTAAAAGAATCTTATGAACAATCTAAAAGAGCTAAAAAAGAAAGAGAAGCTAACACCACTGACTCATGGGTCAAGGGCTATTGGAAATGGAAAAAAGATAATGAAAAAGAATAATAAATACAACTATATTACTGGTACACAGATCACGGACCATGGCTCACGGATCTATGATATAAATGGTTCTAGACTTCCGAGTGTTACTACGATATTGGGCAAGACCAAAGATCAACAATTTATAAAAGATTGGAAGGCCAAAGTTGGAGAAACAGAAGCAGAGCGAATCAAGAATCTATCTTCTAAGCGAGGGACTAGTATGCACAAGTTCCTGGAGACTCATATCACAGGAGTTGGCTACGATGATCTTACAGGGCTCGGACAAGAGGCGAAAGCCATGGCCAAAAAAATTATTGATGAAGGGTTGCTGCCTGTGGAAGAGTATTATGGCTCAGAAGTTACACTACATTATCCTGGCCTTTATGCTGGGAGCACTGATCTCGTTTGTAATCACAACGGGATGGATACTATCGTAGACTTCAAACAAGCGAATCGTCCTAAAAGAATTGAGTGGATTGATGATTATTTTTTACAAATCGCCGCGTATTGTATGGCACATGATCATGTTTATCAATCAGAAATTAAACAAGGAATTATTATGGTCTGTACTCCTGACCTATATTACCAAGAATTCAAGTTTCAAGACGCTGATTTAAGATCTTGGAAACACAAGTTTCTTAAAAGACTTGACATGTATCACGAACAACAGTTCGGTGAGAAGAAGATAACTAAACCAATGAACCCGGAGGATTTTTTTAATGGAGAATAAACCTAAACCAAAAATTTTTATTGCAATGCCGTGCTATGATACGATGAAGGTAGAGACGTGTGTAAGTATATTAAATACTTATGCGGTGCTATCTAAATCAGGAGTCGAGTGTGTATTTAAATCGGTTAAGTCATCACTGGTGACTCATGCGCGTAATCTATTGACCGCTGGATTCATAGCTTCAGGATATGATTATATGTTATGTGTGGATGCCGATATAGAATTCTCTCATGATGCTTCACTTAGGATGTTAATTCCTGAAAAAGATATTGTTGTGACTCCTTATAGGTTAAAAGAGAATCCAATTAAAACTAGATACCCTGTGGAATTCCCAGATCCTAATAATATTAAAATTTTACCCTTTGATTTAGTGGAATTGAAGTCGGCTCCTGCGGGATTAATGTTAATTCATAAGTCAGTGTTTAAAGTCATGATGGCGAAGTATCCTAATAAAAAGATTAAATTTAATAAGGAACACCAAGATAAGATGGATGCTGAGGTGGGTCATAAGGGAGCTATTGAGAAGTATATGTATAACTTTTGGGATACTGATTTTAAGGATCATACCTGGAAGGGTGAGGATTTGGCCTTCTGTGAGCTCGCTAAGCGTGCCAGTATTAAGATTTACGCGAATCTTAACTCATGGACCACGCACCACGGATCATGGGGCTTTAGAGGCACCTTTGGTGATTCATTAAAGAAGAAGGAGGACAAGTGAGAGAGCAAATATATAAAACCTTGATGATGAAGTATCAATATGAGATGGAAGACGCGCTATTAAAAATAGATTATCTTATGACTTCTCCACAACCTGTAATTGTAGAACACACTAACATTACTGGCGAGGTTGACAAATTGTTACATAAAGTTGCCGAAGCTAAGGAGAATATGGCAATATTAAGGCAATATTATGGCACAAATTAGACTGGACATTTTCTATAAGAGATTCTGGAGATAATTTAGTGTTGTTAAAAAAAAACGTGAAAAAAAAGTGTCTTTATGTCCAAAAAGAAAAAAAGATAGCAATACCAATGGTTATAATCGATTTTAGTGGACATTTTAGTGGACATTTTTTTAAAAAAGGACATTATATAATGTCCATAGCTGTGGTGCCTTTCGCGCGCGCGAGACCTGTTAACATTTAGTGATTTATCTGGTAGAACTCTTATATGCCTAAGAAAAGAAGAAAAGCTGTTGCATCATTTGGAACTCCCGACATACCTTATCCTAAAGTCAGAGTGGAGTGGATCGATTGTGTGAGTGACTCTGGCTGGGCTACCGATAGAGAGTTTGATAAGATGAGACTTGCAAGACCAATTAATGAAGGTTGGTTATACTCTAAGGATGATAAGTCTATTAAACTTTTTGCTTCTTTTGATCGGGAAGACGATGGTTCTTTTTCTTTTGGGGATCGAACGATGATTCCACGTCAGTGGGTTCGGAAGATTCAGAAACTTTAGGAGATTCAATTGCTTCACCTTCAACCGTCTTTGCATTTAAAAGCGGTGCGTAGTCGTCTAAAATTTGTTTCATTTTTATTTGTAGCTCCTCTTCTGACATGTCTTCTAATTTACCAGTTTTTATTATTTTTCTGTCTATGTATAATCCTGCTGCCTTTCCTCGATTTGTTTCTGCATTTACAGCGGAAGAGAAAGAGCCCTTTTTTAAGGCCAATTCTTTAATACGAGCTAGTTCAGCTACATGCCCTTCGTAGCTTACTTCAAATTTTTTAAGTCTTTCTTCTTTGAGTTTACCAACATATGCTGCCACAAGTGGAGACAGTCTAGGATTCATGAGTTCTGATCCTTCCTGTCTGGCTCTCTTTTCTGAGTATCCTGCTAATTTAGCTGCCTCTCCCTGAGAGACCGGTCCGTCAGGTCCACCAAATACGATGAACTCTGCGAATCTCTTTTGCATTTCAGTTAATCTTTTTGGAACTCCCATTTTTCCTTCCTATACTGTATCCAATTATAAAGCTGCAACCCATAACAGATAGTATGGCTAATAGATGCCATATTAAAAAATCCATATTTGACAATTTAAGGTAACTATCCTATATTGTCAATATATGAAAGATAAAAATAATAAAGATGATAGAGGCACATTAGATCTTAGTTTAATCATTGACCAACATAAGCGAGAAATTTGGAAATGGAAGATGAAAGAATCTGAATGGGTTAAAACTGCGAATCAATTGGAAGGCACCAAACGAATAGTTGAAGAGTTAGCTACTAAGAATGTTGATTTAAAAAAAGAGATTGACAGATTAGCAGAAGAGAATAATAACCTGCAAACGATAGATTCTTCACATAAGAAATTAAATGGAGAATTACAATCAAAAATACAAGAAGTTGAAAATGAAATGGCTTTACTAAAAGGGATTGGAAATAACTCTCCTGAAATGCGTGACTTAAAAAGAGATAATAAGTATCTTGCAAAACAAGTTGAAGATTATAGGGACATACTAAGAAAAGCTGGTCTATGAGAGTACAAGACCTACAACAATTCTTAGCCCAATTCACAGAAGGATCGGATGCAATTAAAAATGCTCAGGTCTTTGTAGAAGTAAATGGTAAGCTAGCTGATGTCAGACGTCTTGAAGTGCATGAAAATTCTATTCCTATTGTAGGACACAAAGGTCGTGTTGCGCATAGATTAGTTATTAAAACTCAAAAACCATCGAGTATAATCTTACCTGAAAAGTTACAGAAAGATTATTAAATGGACGACGATGTCACCTCAAAATCCTTATGGGTCCGGAAGCTAAATTATATAAAAAACTTCGTAAATTTTCGAAAGAAATTTCGTGGATTAGAATTGAAAACCTTAGCTCTTTGGGGACTCCTGATCTATTGGGCTACAATAATTCTGGCACCTTTTTCACAGTAGAGTTAAAAGTTACAAAAGGAAATAAAGTTAGATTTTCACCACACCAAATTGCGTTCCATAAGACACATCCTAAGAATACATTTATCTTAGTCGAGGCCCTTGGTCAAAGGTCCTCGAAACTTGTTCAATACTTCTTGATCCCTGGTTCAAGGATCTCGGAGCTTGTAGCTTGTGGCTTGAGGCCTAAGCTTGATGCTTGCTGCTTGACGCTTGATGCTTGTAGCTTGACGCTTCAGAACCTGAACTAGGTTCTGGTTTAGTGTCGCTTGATGCTTGACGCTTGGAGCTTGAAGCTTGGTGCTTCCTTCTCTCTGCCCGGAGGGCTGCATAATGTTTTGGGTGTTTGAATTCCATTAGTGTTTACCGTATGCAACATTCTTAACAGATCTGTCCCAGCATGCACGGCATTCTTTGCATTTATTGCCTTGCTCAGCTGCAGGGCATGTCTTGCCAGATGTCACTACAGTACTGGTCCATGGCCAATGCTTCACGGGCCCTTGATCTATCATATGAGAAGAGATTCTAATAATTAAATTTTTAGGCACCACGTCCGGGTCCATGAGCTTTAGAAATTTTACTTCACGTGTTGGCATCCAGTGCCTGGTCTCTGGCGTCCTGTTGCATACTTCGAATATGTTCTTGAGATGGTCCGGTGACTGGATGTCTCCTGAGTCGTGCCACCTGAACCAGGGCTGGCCTTTAACTAGTGTTACCATTGCGTCTACCCATCGCGG